ACTCTGGTATGCTCTGCGCTGATGCTGATGCATTACTGCTCAGAATCAAAGAGAACAGATCAGAACTACCTCCACGCATAGTTGTAGAGTTAGTAGAGACCGTAAAGGAATCTGTACCTGAGTGCAAATTTGACTGGGACGCAAACGACTGAAGGAACGGGGCAAAAATCCCTAGTATTTCAGGAGTAAATTCATGAACACACTTACTATCATCAAGAAGCAAATCGAGAAAGCTGCAGCTCTTCACGATGCTCAAATCTCCCATACTGCATATCGCGGTGTCCAGTACAATGTAAATTGTGCCGAGCACAACGATGCACATGGTACATACTGCTATCGCGGTCACGTATACGCCAAGTAAGATGCTTGCACTTCAAGTAGTCGGGAGCGTATCCCTTTTTACAGTCGCGTTTTTTGGTCTGATCTACGGCGAGATCCTCCTGCTGCAGAGGGGGTAGTCATGGTGAAGATCAAACTTTGTTATGATCTTCCTAACTATGATCCAGATAGGCACGATCCTGATAGAACTTTCGCGTTCTTGACGTATCGAGGAGTCCACTACGCCAAGTGGGTTAATCTGAAACCTTTTGCAAAATCTACTTGGAAAATTCTTAGGTGAAGAATTGCTAATATTTTCCCCGCTACATATAGTAGTCGGGGATTTTTTTATGGATAAAAGCAGACTAAAAGTATTAGTCCAAGAATTAGAGAATCTCCTCTCCGAATTGAAAGTGGAAGTTTATGCAGACAAAGACTCTTACCTTGACGGAGAGGGGTACTACACCTATAGTGATGATGACGACGGATACCCAGATTGATTATGAGAACCCTTGGATCTACAATGGTAAGCCGTTCCTGTCTGAAGACATTGGGGAACATTATGGTTTTGTCTACTGTATCACTAACGTCCTTACTGGTAGGCGTTACATTGGGAGAAAGTATTTCTGGTCGTTACGAAAGCCTAGAGGTAAGTCTAGGAGAGTTAAAAGTGAAAGCGACTGGAAGAAATACTACGGAAGTAGTGACGAACTTAATTCGGATCGCAAACAAGTTGGGAATGAAGCGTTCACTAGAGTTATATTGAGTCTGCATCAAACGAAAGGTACATGTAATTATGAGGAAACCAAACAATTGTTCATAAATAATGTACTGGGTGAGGAGTTAAACGGAGCACCTGCTTTTTACAACTCCAATATTTTAGGAAGGTATATGAAGAAAGACTATTATGGAAAACTGTCCAATGAATCTTCAGGATCAAATAATCATGACGATAGAGTGGGCAGGTGAGAGAATGGAACAACTAAATGAGGAAGGTCGTCTAAACGATCTATACTGCATCTATGAGGAGTTTTATGAATGGATAGAACAGTCAACAGAAGAAGAAATTTTAGCATTAGATTCACAAGGACCGTCTTGACATAACCCCTCGGTCCTGTTATACTTTTTACGTTCAGGAGACAGGACCATGCTTACCACCACTCGCCCGACAGACACTCTTATCGATGAAATCCATCAACTCATCGCTGACGGTGAGATTGAGGAAGCAGAAGAACTTTACGAAGCGTATCGAAATCTATTTGATGCTGAGGAAGTTGTGGTAGAATACGACTGAACCACACGACTCAGTAGCTCAGCGGATAGAGCAACTGCCTTCTAAGCAGTCGGTCGTAGGTTCAAATCCTACCTGGGTCGCCTCGGGAGATTAGCTCAGCGGTAGAGCACCTCGTTTACACCGAGACTGTCACAAGTTCGATCCTTGTATCTCCCATATGAAACTGATTGACGTTCTAAAACTATATGATTGGGCAATCGAACAAGATTTCCCATTCAAGAGAGCACCTACCGCAGTAGGATATTCTAATCAGGATATCTATTACTGTTGGTTGAAGGGTCATGGTAAAGGTTGGGTAGGAACCCGACAAAGTATTGTAAAAGATCCTGAGATTTTTTCTATACTAGAATCTCCAGAGGTGTTGATGGCAACGATGGCATGTTTCACACCTGGAACAGAACTAGGACCACACAAAGATCCACCTGTGTATCCCAAACCCTACAGAAGGATACAGATACCTTTGTTAGTTCATCCTACTGATTGTTATATGATCTGGAAGGGTAACAAAGAAACGTGGGTTGCTGGTGAACCTAAAATATATGACGTGATGGATCACGTCCACGAAGGATATAATTTTTCTGATGATGATATGGTTTTTATGTTTTTAGATATTGAAAAGACAAATGACAACAATTCGCTGCAAGGCATGTAACGAGGTGGTGACATCCAGACATGCTTATGATTTCCAAACATGTCAATGCCCCAACCGAGCACATGTATGTGGTACACTTATAGGTGCGTATGATCTTGACCTTGTGGAAGAGATCAAACAACCTAAACCTCAAAAGGGTCTCGGGGTTGGTAAACACAAACCTCGAAAAAGAAAAACAAAACTAAACGACGTTGATTTCAAATGAATGTTAAACTGATTCGTATGTGGTCTGGTGAAGATGTAGTCGCTGACCTTATGGAAGAGAAAGAAGACACTATTGTCTTGACTAATCCTATTGTTGCTATCCCTAATGGTCAGGGCAGTCTGGGGTTTGCTCCCTGGTCTCCTCTGCTCAAAGGCAGAGATGTCCCGCTAGAGATGAAGAAGAGTTATACTGTGTACATCACTGAGGTACAAGATGATGTCGTTAAACAGTATGAGCAAATGTTCTCTCTCATTCAAACACCTAATAGTAATTTGATTGTGAAATGAATGTAGAAAGTTACGATCAAATTATTGATTCCTGGAGCACCGATCTTCTCCGTAATGAATGTGAGGAGATGGAAAGGTTGAATTGCTTTGAGAACTATTGGTTAGGTCTAAACGATCTGCCAACTTGTTCTGTTGAGCAATATATTCTTGACTGCTTTGATTTTTACTTGGCAGATCATTACCCTAATGCTGTAGGTTTTGAGTGGTGGACCCATCATTTTATTGATGACAATAAGATGCTTGGGTTCCATGTTGATTGTGACGAGCACTATAGATACACTACCAGAAGAATCAAAACACCTTTACTTTCTACGGTTACATATCTGAATAATCATATGTCCCCTACTGTCATACTTAATGTCAGTCAGAGTGGAATCATTGAAGGTGAACTGGCACCTAAAGAACCTAGTGAGGTTACTTACTCTGTCCCAGGTGAAGGAAAATTTATGACCTTCAATCCTAGATACATGCATGGTGTCACGGTTGGTAGTGCAAATAGGTGGACATTGATGTATAATGTATGGGACTACAAACCAGATAAACTTCTGAAATGTAACTACAATTCTTCTCCTACCTCATCACATTTCTACAAGTGTGAGGCACTACCACCACCGACTTATCTTGGAGAAACTAGGTGTTGCGATATTAACTATTATGATGTAAAATGTGGTATAAAGTATCCAGTCATGACAGACTTACATGATACATGGTTGGTTACTCAGTAACGGGCATTAGCTTAGTTTGGTAGAGCGCTCGCTTTGGGAGCGAGAGGTCGTAGGTTCAAATCCTACATGCCCGATTCCCTGCAAAGGAACATGAACATCATAGAAATCACAGAAGAAGAAGCACAAAATCGTTTGGATGAACTAGTGGACAGTACAGAAAGTGGCACTGTCTATTGCATTGTTAGACCAGATGGTAGTAAAGTAATGATGGTCCCTGCTGACCCATCCAAAATACAATTAGACGACGATGACATCGACCTCTACACAAACCACGAAGAAGCCTCCTAAGACTGAGGTTATTCTTGAGCGATACCCTTATCGCTATATCAAGCGCGGTACTATCGAACTTAATGGTATGCCTGACTATCGCATCCAAAAGTTTGATGAGTGGAACAACAGGTACAAAGACATGTATCTGCTTGACAACTCTATTCAACTTGACTATGCCATGGAAGACTTTGAGTATACCAAGTGGTTAGATCCTGATCGTGTTCCTTGTTATGTTCGCGATGTTGTGTCGTAGACATGGAGAGTCTTTAAAAACCCTGGTCGGGATGGTCCTGTGACCCTCGGAGTTTCTTGTTTCTCACAAAAACAAGTGGCGTGCATGGTGCAACCCTAAATAGAGGAGCCTACAAGCTCCTCTTTTTTATGTCTGAAATTAAAAAGGACGTAACTGTAGAGAAGGAAAGTGATGAAGATAAGA